AACCGTCCCTGGTTCTGGAGCGATGCTTGCTTTAAAGGTTATTAGTTCAGGCCGTATTGTTGTAGCTCGTAAAAACACTTCTCTGGTAACAGAGTACTATTACGGCACTGGTTCCACATGGACTTCTATAGGTGCTAGACCTCTGCTTGGCGGAAAAGCCCGTCATGCTTTATATAACCTTAATGGCGATGACAAAGTAGTATTTGTTGATGGAGTAAACTACCCAGGTATCTATACTACTTCAGGAAACACCTTCACTGCAGTATCTTCTTTTTCTGACGTTTTAGCTGCAGAACACGTAGCTGTTTTTAAGAATACAGGATTCTATGCTAAAGGTAACAATTTATTCTTTACTGCTCCTTTTACCGTAGACGATTTCTCCGTAGCTAACGGCGCAGGAAGCATTAACGTCGCTTCAGAAGTAACTGGTTTAGCAGTCTTTCGTGATCAGTTAATTATCTTTACTGCAGACAGTGTTAAGCGTTTGACAGGAAACACTGCAGCAGACTACCAAGTAAGCCCAATTACAGATCGTATCGGTTGTGTTAATGGAGACACTATTCAAGAGGTTGGTGGCGACATCATGTACCTCGCACCTGACGGTATTCGTTTACTCAGTGCTACTGATCGTATTGGTGACTTTGGATTAGACATCGCTTCTGATCCTATCGCTAAAGATGCTAACAAGTTTCTGTCAAGCACTCCTAACTACGCCTCATTACTTATGCGTGAAAAAGCCCAGTATCGTATCTTTGCTTACGTAGAATCAGAGCAACGTGAAGCTGCCAAAGGTTTGATAGCGACTAAGTTTGTATCTCAAGGTGCCTCTGGTATTAGCTGGTCTTCTACTTTCGGTATTAAGGTATACGTAGCAGACAGTAGGTACTCAGGAACATCTGAAACTATTTGTTTTTCTAATACAGACGGTTATGTATACACGTTAGACACAGGTTCTTCCTTTGACGGAGAGAATATTGAGGCTATTTACGAGTCTCCGTATATGCCTATAACTGATCCACAACTACGTAAATCTTTTTATAAGATGACACTCTACGCTGAACCTACAGGCAATATGTCTTTAGACCTTAACATTAAGTATGACTTTGGGACTACCTCTAATACAGGCGTTGTTCAACCTAACACACAAACCGTTCAAAGTACAGGTGATTCTGTCTTTGTCTTTGGAGCTACATCCTCTGTGTTTAACACTGCTTCGTATGGTGGCGAACTAGATAAAGTATACAACACCAACATTATTGGTTCAGGTAAGACAGTTTCTATCCGAATCGAAGATTACTCAACAAACCCATCATTTACTCTAGACACTGCTTTGTTAGAGTTTAGTCAAGAAGATAGACAGTAAGGATTTAACATGGCAGGTTACACACGTACAGACACTGGTAACAACATCGCTAACGGTAACGTAATTGACGCTGACGACTTTGATGCAGAGTACAATGCTATCGACGCAAGTTTCAATGCTTCTACAGGTCACACTCACGATGGTACTACAGGAGAAGGTGCACCTATTACTAAAGTAGGTCCAGCACAGGACTTGGTAGTTTCTTCTTCATCCGTCCTACCAAAGACTACTAACACCCTTGATTTAGGTTCTTCAGGAGTCCAGTTTAAGGACGCTTTCTTTGATGGAACGGTAGACACAGATGTTCTGACTGTATCTGGCAATGCTACAGTTGGTGGTACACTAGGTGTTACGGGTGTTTTAACGGCAACAGGCGGTGTTTCAGGTACCTTGACTGGTACGGTCTCCGATGTATCAAACCACGATACAGACGATATCAGTGAAGGATCTAGTAACCTTTACTTCACAACACAACGTGCGCGAGATTCTGTTTCAGCGACGGGTAGCCTAGGATACAATTCAAGTACAGGTGTTATTAGCTTTACTCAAGGCAATACTGACACTGTTGCTGAAGGTTCAACTAATCTTTATTACACAGATACTCGTGCTAAATCAGCTATTAGTGTTACTGACTCTGGTGGTGATGGTAGCCTTTCTTACTCAAGCTCTACTGGTGTGATTTCCTATACAGGTCCGAGTGCGTCAGAGACACGGGCACATATTAGTGCAGGTGAAGGTATAGACTTTTCTGCTTCTGGTGTCATTTCTGGAGAAAACGCTACAACAACTAACAAAGGTATAGCCTCCTTTAATACTACTGATTTCACTGTGTCTTCAGGTGCTGTGTCTCTTAAAGATTCAGGAGTCAAAGACATTGTTGGTACTATGGTTACAGGTAACTCTGAATCAGGTATTTCTGTAACATACCAAACTGGCGATGACACGTTAGACTTCAATGTCAACGATCCTACCATTACCCTTTCAGGTGCTGTTACGGGCAGTGCTACAATGACTAACCTAGGTGACGTAAGTATAGCAACTACAGCTACTGCAGACCCTACGCTTACTCTTAGTGGAGATGCCTCAGGTACAGCTACCTTCACTAACCTAGGTGACGCTACTCTCAGTGTAACTGTTGCCAATAACAGTCACAACCACACTATTTCTAACGTAACAGGTTTACAGGCAGAGATTAACACCAAGGCTGAACTGGCAGGTTCTACAGGGCAGTCGTTCTCAGCTTCTACCCTTAACGCCACTACAGTAGACCTAGGCGACTGGACTATTACCGAGAGTGGAACAACGCTCTTATTTAAGATTGGTTCTACAACGCATATGAAACTTGACTCATCAGGAAACCTTACCGTGCGTGGTGACGTCACAGCTAAAGATACGAGCATCTAATGGCAATACAATCCTCAGGCGTTATCAACCTACAAGATATTGAAGACGAGTTTGGTGGGAGTGCCCCTACCAGTCTTACTGAGTATTACCGTAATGGTTCTTATGTAACAGCTAACAATACGTCTGTCCCAAACAGTGGACAGCCTATATCACTAACAAACTTCTACGGGGCTGTCAAACAGTTTTCTTTTAACATTACTTCCAGTGCTCAAAACGCAAACATCCGCACACTAGCTGTTGCTGCTGGTTGGGATGGTTCTGTTCCTTTAGTAGCTAATGTTAACTCTGGTATTTATCTTTGGTCTGATGATATAACCCTTGGAGGTGTTATTATATCAGGTTCTTTTCCTAGTGGGATTACTTTAGTTAACTCTGGTTACATTATAGGTAAAGGTGGTTCAGGCGGAAATACAAATCAGGCTGGTGGTGCAGGTGGACCTGCTCTTTACGTTTCGTCTACAGGTGTATCAGTAACAAATAACTCAGGTGCTTATATAGCAGGTGGAGGTGGAGGAGGCCAAGGCGGTCAGGGCGCAGGCGGCGGTGGTGCTGGTGGCGGAACAGGCGGTTCTGGTGGTGGGGAAACCATAAATGGCGCAGGTGGTGCTGGTGGAGCCATAGGTGTTGCAGGCTCTAAAGGCGGAGACGCTTCTTCAGCGGGTGGTGGCTACGGCGGTGGATCTGGCGGTGCTGGCGGTGGTGCTGACCAAGATGATCGCTGCTGTCATGATAGTGGTGCTGCAGGTGGCGGTGGAGGAGGCAGAATACTCCCTGGTGTCGGTGGTTTAGCTAATGGAAGTTACGATGGTACAGCAGGTGCAGGTGGTGATTCTAACAACGTAGGTGGCACAAGAACAGGTGCTGCTGGTTGGGGCGGCGGTGGCTGGGGTGCATCTGGAGGTGGATCTACTGGAGGCTCAGGCGGTGCTGCGATATCCCTAGCTTCGGGTGTTTCAATAACTTCTACTAACAATGGTACGATTTGGGGTACAGCATGAACGTAAGAGATTTTGTATACGATGCCGACGCCCACTGGTGTGATGCAGGTAAGTTATACTTTGAAAGACACGTACCCAGTAGTGTAGATACTGTTGGTAAGTTAGAAACACACCTACTAGATGATGTGGATTATGAAAGTCGTATGTTAGCATTACATACAGAGGTAGGTCAGGCTGTCCCTACTTTTAATAGTTCATCAAGAGCGGTAGCAACCGTTCGTATAATGAAGAAAAAAGAAGGCGTCATAGAGCGTTGCGGTGATCTAACTGCCACAGATGATTACCGCCTTGTTAGAGGTAATGTTGTATATAGTGGTACTCTTGATGAGTGTAACAATGTAGACCGTGTAGAATACGATAGTGCGCAGTGGTGGTTTGCCCGTGGCCTAGATGGTACTGTTTTAAACAACTCAGCAGAAGTGACAGCCTATACCTCGTCTGTAGTACGTGAGAGAAAACATTACGACTCTGTTGATGATTTAACGGTATGGTTGGTGTAAGGTATGTCCCCAGTAACATTGACACATGACGAGCTTGAAGCTATGCTTGACCGTGCTGCTAAGCGTGGTGCAAGTGCAGTTCTCAGAGAGCTAGGCTTAACTGACGAGACTGCGGCGTCTGACATTAGAGAGATACGCGGTATGTTAGCTATCTGGCATGGCACACGTTTAAGTATCTGGAACACCTTCGTAAAG